CAACAAATTTCTTTTGTGTTGGATTGTATTGCTTGATGGAGTATTGACTGCGACCATTATACATCTGTAGTTGTAAGAAATCACCATCACTGGAAATAATCAATACATCTTCATGCATGACATGACGGGGTGCCAGTGTGCCGATAATATCATCAGCTTCTGCTCCTTCAACATCAATAACCTTGTATGGAAAATTATCTTTGAGTTCGACCTTGATTTTAGCCAGAATGTCAAAGATTAGATGCCAATCCAAATCAGACTTGGCACGTGCTTTCTTACGGTGTGCTTTATAGAAAGGAAAGAAGTCCTTGCGCCAGTATTTGCGGTTGTCTGAACACAACACAACTTCACCATAGTCTTTACGGAAGTTCTTTAGGTGAGTCCTGAGAATGTTTAGAACCATATGACGAATCAAATCTTCTTCGATTTTTGGTTTTGGTTTTGTGCTGGTGATCTGTACCATCATGCCAGCTAGAATCACTTGGTTCAAGTCAACGAGAATCATAATATCCTTTTAGAGTTATTGATTATTATAACTCAACTCCTGCCAATTGGCAAATACTTTGTCGGTAATCCTATTTGAGATTGTGGTTTTTCTGGAAACCATTCCATACCAGTCTTCCTTAATCATGCGTGAAATGTAGGTTCTTGGTTCAACCAAAATTCCATCAAACCGATCAAGGTCGGTAACTACATCATCTTCATCTAATCTAAACAAAATGATATCAAACAAATCACCCATTGAAGAACCTCCGATTTTCTCACTTGGTTCTTTATAGACGGCCGCTTCGATTTTCACTTGGTCATCATTTTCTGGATGTGGTACAAAGAAGATTGCATCAAATTCTTTGATTTCACGTAATACATCTAACATTAGATTCCTTTTAAATGTGACTTTCTTACTCTTACCATAATCCAGGTATTGTAATAGTCATCACCTTCCAAAACACCATTGACAAACTGTTCTTTTGCTTCTAGGTATCCTGCTGTGCCTTTAGTTAGACATAAATGTAGGATCTTTCTCTCAAACGAATCAGTTCCATACATTATAACATCTTTTTTCAATTCCTCATTGCTACCATAGTAAGTTTGCCAGTCTGAGGAAACTTTGTAACGTTTCTTCTTACCTTTTACTTGTTTGGTTTTAGAACTGTAGAAAAATTTCTTACCGATGTATTTTTTGCCGGTTTTTAGATTGGTGATAAGGTAGACGAATCCGTAATTATCACCAATGTCCTCTTCCGTAAAATCTTTGTTGTTGTGTATCCAGTTTATTCCCATTTCATATCATCTTCATTCAAATCATCATCCTCTATATATTCTTCGGTGATTTCTTCGATTTGTTCACCACAGAATGGACAATGTTCTGGAAGTTCAGATGATACTAATTGCTCAACATAAGCAACTTCATAACTAGATTCACAATTCAGGCATTCGCCTGTAACGATTTTGGACATAAGGTCTCCTTAATGAGCCCAAACATCACCCCATGTTCCTTGTTGAGCACCTTTAGCATAATCAGTTGCACGGTTCTCAAAGAAGTTGGTATGAGTTGGAGCGTTAATCATTTCCTCAACCCACGGTAATGGATTGCGTTTAACTTTAAAAATACCCTTCATACCAAGACCAATCAAACGTCTGTCAGCAATATAACGAATGTATTTCTTAACATCTTCTTTTGTTAAGCCTTCCATTTCAGTTACACCAAAGGCCAAATCAATAAACTTGTCCTCTAGCTCTACCATTCTTTCTGCAATCGTGTAGATGCTTGATTTCAATTCATCGTTCCAGATTTCAGGGTTTTCGTTTATATAGGTCTTAAACAATTTCATCATGTTCTCGGCATGCATTGTTTCATCAACGATTGACCAAGTAACAATCTGACCCATACCCTTCATCTTACCTGTGCGTGGGAAATTCAACAACATAATGAAAGAGGAGAACAACTGCATACCTTCAGTAAAAGCACTGAACACGGCGATATGGCGTGCAGTGTTCTCTTTAGTTCCATTCTTACCTGAAATGTCTAACACATAATCATGTTTGTCTTTCATTTCTTGGTAATCCAAGAATTCATTATATGTCGTTTCAGGTAAACCAAGTGTTTCAATCAAATGTGAATAAGCAGCAACGTGTAATGCTTCACGAGCAGCAAATCCCATCAACATCATACGCACTTCTGGTTGAGGAAAGTACGGAAGATAATTCTTCACATATCCACCTGCCACATCAATGTCACCCTGAGTAAAGAACCTGAAGATGTGTGTGAGGAATGTCTTTTCGTCTTTGGTTAACTTTCTTTTCCAATCTTTTTCATCTTCTAACATTGGAACTTCTGTGTGGAGCCAATGTGACTGTTCATGCTTCAACCAAGCATCATATGCCCAAGGATACGCAAACGGTTTAAAGTTGCTGCGCTCATCGGTCAATCTATATTGTGGTTTTTTAGACATTGAACCAATCCTCTAATTGTTTTAGTGATTGCATACCAACCAAACGTTTAACTTGATTGTTATTTTCATCAATCATAATCATTGTTGGTACACCACGCACACCATATTCAACGGCTGTGTCTTGGTGATCGTCAATATCAATATTCTCAATTGGAATATTTGTATTAACATCTTCCAAGTTACGAGCCAACATTTTACAAGGACCACACCAGGTGGCACTAAATTTTAATACTTTCATTTTTTATCCTTCACAAGCTATACAATCATTACCTTGAGCAATTTGTGTCATGTCTAGTTCTTTAATGACTTCACGCTCGATCTTCTTAGATACTTTATCTGCTTTAGCAAGTTTCTCACTACGGCAGTAATAAAGAGTTTTCAAACCTTGTTTCCATGCCAAGAAGTGAACAGCATGAATATATTTGATGTGTGAGTCTGGACGGAAAAATACATTCAGACTTTGTGCTTGGTCAATATACTTTTGACGATCAGCAGCATGTTCAATTACCCAACGTTGGTCAATTTCCATAGAAGTCTTATACACTTCTTTAGTATCATCATCCATCCATGTTAGATGTTGAACCGAACCATCATTTGCAATGATAGAAGACCAAACATCATCTGCCCATCCTTCTGGATGTTTTTCTGATTCCAATTGAATGATATCATCCAAATAACGGTTCTTGTTTAGAAATGCTCCTGATAAAGTGTCTTGACGGTATGCATTAGCACGCCAAGGCTCGACACTAGGAGAAGTATTTCCCAAGATGATAGACGAAGAAGCATTTGGAGCAATAGCCATAAGATGACTAAAACGGAAACCAGTACCCTTAGCATCGGGTGCTTCACCCCGTTCCAGACCGAGTTGAATATTCGCATTGTCTAAACCTTTTCTGATTCCTTTGAAGATACTGTTGTTGATTGATTTTGCAAGGGCAGATTCAAAGGGTACATTCTTTCGCTGCAAATAAGCATGGAAACCCAAAGCGCCAATGCCAATAGAACGCTCTCTAGAAGCAGAATACTTGGCACGAGCAATAGATTTAGGAGCATTATCAATAAAATACTGTAGGACGTTATCAAGCATTTCTGCCACGTCCCGTAGAAAAAGTGCATTATCTTTCCACTCATCATATGTCTCCAAGTTTAGTGATGAAAGGCAACAAACTGCTGTTCGTTGTTCATCTGTTGGTAAAATAATTTCAGAACACAAATTGGATTGGTGTACTTTCAGTCCTCTGTCTTTTAACCATTTTGGCAATAGACGATTACTCGTATCAATGAAATGAATATATGGTTCGCCTGTATGCATACGCAATTCAAGTAATTTTTCCCACAACATCTTTGCTGATACAGTTTCACGCACTTCATTTGTGTTTGGATCAATTAAATTCCAAGAATCATCTGTGTTTGGATCCAACATACACTTTTCAATGATTTCCATGAACGAATCTGGAATGTTAACACCGTGGTGAAGGTTCAAACAACGCATGTTTGGATCACCAGTTGGTTTTCTCATCTCAAGGAAGGGAATAATATCAGGATGGCTGATATCAAGATAAGCAGCGTAGCTTCCACGGCGAGTACGGCCTTGACGGTATGCGAGAGAAGATGCATCGTAAATTTTGAGGTGCGGCATAACTCCAGTGCTCTTATCATCCGAGGAACGAATACCAAACCCAATCCCAACCCCGCCGCCAAGCATACTAAGCCAATTAGTTTCACTAAGATTATCAACTAAACCCTCCGCTGTGTCTTCAATATAGTTAAGGAAACATGATATAGGCATACCACGCTTAGAACGACCAAAAGAAAGGATTGGAGTACTATAACTGAGCCAATGATTAGCGGCGTAATCGTAAAGGCGCTGAGAATGTTCTTCATCACTTCCAAATGCTTTTGATACAAATGCGAATCTGTGTTGAGGACTTGTTTCTTCCTCTCGCATGTAAGATTCTTTGAGGCGTTTGATTCCGAGTTCATCGAATTTTTTATCCTTCTCTAAATCTATGTTAATCCCTAGGTATTCCATATTTACTTTCTTTTAATTATACTTTTAATATCAGGTGGCGTCCAACCTTCAGGTTTTAAAACTTTACCATCTTCACGTTTCAATACCTTGCCGTTTGAACTAATCTTTGCTAAATTACTTCTTGCAACTTCATCCCACACTTGTTGTTGTGGAATTTTCAGTGTATGTTCAAGTCCCTCAATAACCCACTTCAAATCAGCACACGCATCAGCGATTTCTACCATGTCACGATTACCAAAAGCGAATACCAATTCTTTATATTCTTCAATCACTAATCCCATATAAAGATTTGCTTGGGCACCGAAATCGGACTCATTTTGGTCGCAAGCGTACATAAATTTGGCAACATCGTCATGGCTGTTCATTGATAAACTCCTTAATCATTGGGAAAATAGGTTCAATTGCATCAGCGCAAGCCAAAGCAATCAATTGGTGTTCTTTTTGTGTTCCATTA